GCATCCAACGCAGGGCACTTCTCGGTTGGCTCCTACTATGCATGGGATCATCTCACAGCGCTCGGATTCACACCAAGTCTCACCGAGCCCGTCGGCACACATCGCATCGAGTGGAGGTGGAAGATCAGCGCGGGCGCGCCATACCAGGCGAGCCCTGAAGACTTCGAGGTGCTGGTCCAGTCGGGCGGATCTTCGGTTGACACATACATCAGCATCGCCGACGTGCGAGCCGAGGGCATCACCAGTGCCATGGCCAGCGACGCGAAGGTGCTGAGCTACATCGAGACATGGCAGGCATTCATCGAGCGCGCCTGTCGCCAGTGGTTCATTCCCAAGACCATGATCTTGGCGGTGGACGGAACTGACAGCGACGCGCTCCACTTCGGAGTGCCGATCATCTCCATCGCATACCTGAGGATCAACAACTCAGCGACCGACCTGGAGACATGGCTGTACAAGGTCTACAGCTCGTGCCGCTATCCCGACGACAGAAGCAACCCGAGAATCAAGCTTGTCGGCGACGATGAGTTGGACATCTACACGGCGCCAATGTGCTACGGGCGGATGAAGTTCAGGAAAGGCCGACAGAACCAGGTCATCAAGGGCATCTTCGGCTATGTCGAGGAGAACGGAAGCGTGCCGAAGATGATCCAGCGGGCGCTCCTGAAGCTCGTCATCGAGAAGCTCACCAAGCCCATCTATGTCGCCGACCCGAGCGCGACCCCAACGCCACCGCCGATGATCAGTGGCATCGTCACCCAAGAAACGACCGATGGCCATTCGCTGACCTACGCGCCAGCGGGCGGGAACACGGCCGACCGTCGCACCGGGCTTTCAGGCATCACGTCCGATCCTGAGATCCTGGACATCATCAAGCTGTATCGCGCTCCCATCGGGATCGCGTCACCAGCACACCCGAGTTACACCTGATGATCATTTACGGTCTCAAAGATCCGCGCTCTGGACTCATACGATATGTGGGCAAGACCACAAAGCGTGTTGAACAGCGCGTGGCAGAGCATTTCGCTGAAGCCCGCCATGAAGAGCATCACAGGGCGCATTGGTTTAGAAATCTAGCCAAGCTCAATCTGGTGCCAAGGGCAGTGGTGTTAGAAGTTGTGGACGAATCATCAGCAAACGCACGCGAGCGCTATTGGATCAAACAATTCTCAGGGCCGCATCTGACCAATGGGACTGAAGGCGGTGACGGCGGGCGGCTATCCAGCGAAGCGGCCGAGAAGCAACGCACAGCTGTTCGTGCGTATCTCGCATCAAGACCGATGCACCATATGTTGGGCAAGAAACACAGCGAGTCAACCAAGCAAAGGATGAGTGACGCTGCCAAACGTCGCATTTCTCGTGGTGACAGCCCCATCGCTGAACGCAAGCATCAAAGCAAGGCATCGCTGCGACGTTGGAGCAAGCCAGGTTCCAAAGAGCGCGCGAGGGCGATGTTTACGGTTGAAGAACGATCCGCGTTAGGCAAGATGGGAGCGAAAGCGAGGTGGGGCAATGTCTCCGCTTCCTAACCTGATTCATCCCATCGACGTCAAGATCCAGCAGATCAACATTGCTGCCACGATCTATGACGAGGAAACGCGCGAGCCGATACAGAAGGCGGCACGCAGCGCGACCACTACTGTCAAAGGACAGATTCTATGGGGCAAATCTGAGAATCTGAAAGCGAGCGCGGGCGGCTCCGAAGAGCAAGCCGACGGCTACGTGCTGTTCAGGTACAAAGACCTGATCGCCAAGAGTATTGTGCTTCAACTCAACGACCGATTCATCAAGATGGGACACGTGGACACCGACGTGTACATCACCAGCATTCAGCCTCTGGGCCACTACCCAGACCAGAATGGACCGGCGCTGGTCAAAGCCTACTTCCAAGACCGCCAGCCGTCCAAGCAAGGGCAAGGGCTCGGCTGATGGGCATCGAGAAAGACAAGGGTTGGAAGCAATACGCGGCGGCCATCGATGCCAAGGGATTCGACAAGTCAATGATGCGCCATCTTCGGGTGGCATCACAGAAGAATGGATTGCTGTTCGTGAAGGCGATTCGGCAGTCCATCAAGGGCGGCGAATTCGAGCCCAACAAAGCGTTGACGGTCGCGATCAAGGGAAGCTCGAAGCCGTTGGTGGATCATGGCGACCTATTTCAAGCAATAACATACAAGCTATATGGCGATACAAAGGTGTTCATCGGCGTCTTGAAGACGGCGGCGGGATACAACATCGCGGCGATGCTCCACGAAGGCGCGGCCATCAAGGTCACGAAGGCCATGAGGGCTCTGTTCTTTGTACTTTGGCAAGCCAGCGAAGGCAAGATTGACCCGGCAAAGTTAACTGGCCGGGCGGCAGAGCTATTCGAGCGGATGAGCAGTGGCTGGTACCCACTGAAAGACTCCACAAGAGTCATCGTCATTCCGGCTCGACCGTTCATCAAGGTATCCTTCGAGAATCCTGAGCTGATAGCCAAGGCGGAAGCCAACTGGCATCAGGCGTGCGCGGCTGCAATCGCAGAGCGCGCGAAGGCGGGCGGATGAGGCTCAAGAAGCTGATCAAGCAATTCGAGTTCACGAATGATCTGAGAGATCGGATCACGTTGGGACCGAATGTGCGCTTGAGCCCGAAGGAAAACAGGCTTGAGCTCATTGACAGCAGCGGCTATCCAACCACGGCCGACCTGTACGCGAAGACCTGGATCACGAATCCGTCGAGCGTGAAACAGTGGCTCAGCTTCGAGGCTGACGTGGTGAACCCGAAGGTGGACAACGCCGAGGTAACCAGCGTCAAGTATAGGCTCGGCGACGGAACGAATCAGAAATGGTGGAACGGCTCGGCCTGGGTCACCAACACGGCAAACTGGAACACGGAAGCCGAGATCGCTACCAACATCGCGACTTTCCCGGTGACGTCAAGGCAGCTCCAGATCATTATCAATCTACGCACTACCAACGTTGGATACACGCCAGAAGTATATGGGCTCAAAGTGCTGTATTCTTCTGACATCGAATTCCAAGATGACCTGATCAATCGGTCGCTGATACCGATGCTGCGCACGAAGGTCCGACCCATCGCTGACTTCCCGGTGTCGTTGGCGGCTTCGGGCTCGACGATCAATATCAAGACCACGTATCCACTAGAAACGCCATACAATATTGTAGGCATAGACAGCGTCTACAACCACACAGACGATCCCAACCACCAGACCGACTTGTACAGCAGCTATAATCCCACGACGGGCGACATCACGTTGACGTCGAGTCTCGCTGCTGGGAAGGTCGCGTGGATTCGCTTCTACTACGAGCCCGAGGTGGCCGTCACCACAAGCCAAGACTATTCCGAGATTGAGAAGATCCCGTCAATCATCTTGTCTGAAATCGCGCTTGTGGATGCTACCGAGATCGGGCAGGATGATTCAGTTATCAACAAAGCTACATTGGCGGGCACCAAGATTCCTTCGCCATTGGCGGGCGACCTGGAGATCACGGCGCGACTGCTTACAGATAAGGCTCGCGACCAACAAATGTTGGCAGATGAGATGAAACGATTTTTCGTTGAAAACCCATTTATTCGCTCAAAAGGAATGGACGAAGACTACCGACTTTGGCTGATAGATGAATATGCGCAGCAGACCACGCCAAGTCAAGATGAAATTCACTCAGGTCGGCTTCGCTTTCGCATTGTCAAAGCGCTATTCTTCCATAAGCAAACTGTGGACGTGCATCCTGTGTCCTCGTTCAAGTTCACAGGAGATATGAACGCGGTGGTGAGTAACCAGCCTGAAGGAGATTGAACATGGCACAAAGGCGATTTGGACCAACGCGCGGCGCAGGCGTCGCGGTCATCGAGTTGGAAGGCAAGAAGTCGATTACACCAGCCGCAATTGGCTATGCTGGCTATGCTGGCATCTTCGAGAAGGGGCCAGTTGGCGCGCTCGTGATCGTCACGAACAAGTCGCAGTTCCTGAAGAAGATGGGCAGCTACATCGCCGATTCGCTTGCCCCAGACGCTGCCCAGGACTTCTTTGACCTGGCGAACGGCGCTGGCGGGCTGTGCCTCGTGCGCGTCACCGACGGAACCGAGCTTCAGGCGGAAGCGACGTTGTATGCTCGCAAAGAAAACATCCTCACGCCGATGGGCAAGCTCAAAGCCAAGAACGGCGGGCGCTGGGGCGGCAAAGAGCAACGCGCGAGCGATGACGTGTCCGCATCCAGCGACATCGCAAACATCGCGTTGACGACCGGGATCACGACCTGGAAGGCCGACCAGTGGAAGGGCGGCTACATCGAGTTGGACGCGGTGTCCAACAAGCGCTATCCCATCGTGGGCAACACCGCGCTCGGCGTTGTCACGGTCGCGGCCGACCAGACGATGAAGGACGATTGGACGGCAGCTGCGGCTCCGACCAACCTGCGTTGGTACCTAGTGCTTGAAAACGAAGGCAAGGCTGTCAGCTATCTGATCGGCGATGGCGAGGAGAAACCTGACGCTGAGTTCTGTCTCACGGTCTTCGTGGATGGAGCCTTCATCAAGAAGTATCCCAACCTGGCGACGAATCCGACTGACAAGCGCTATTGGGTCAACGTCATCAATAACGATGAAGGGAACGATGAGATCGAAGCCATCGACCTTTGGACGGGCGCTCATGCTGCCGCAGTCCGACCGGCGAATCACTATGGCAAGATCCTGACGGTCACCAAGACGTTGCTGACGGCAACGATCCATGATCTCACGATCAACTCGCCTAGTGGTGGCAATCCGACGATGGTGATGGGCACCACGACGGATGCTGATCTGGCCCAGAAGATCACGATCACGATGACTGGCGCGACGGCGGGCACTGCGGTGTCCGACAAGTTTGGAGCGCTCGGCACCGTGACACTCGGAACGGCATTCAATCCTCACACCGGCGTAGGTGGCGCAGACAAGAACAAGTTTGTGCCGCCTTTCACGGTCACGGCAGGCGCGAGCCCGCTGGTGGCGACCGATTCGCTGGTGATCAACTACAAGCCCTTCACGCCAAGCGCGCTCGTGAACGGCTTCCTGTATCCTGACAAGGCGAATGCGAAGCGCGAGAAGTATCGCATCACCGCCAACACCCACAAAGATA